GCGAGCTGGGTCACGGCGGCAGGCGGGCGCAAGGGCTGGACTGACCTGGCTCTCGACACCAAGAGCCTCCAGGCCGAGGAAGTCGCGGCGGTCACGGCGATTCCCGATGTCTACCTGGAGGATTCCACCATCAACCTGTGGGGCTGGGTTCGGCCGAGGCTCGCGGAGGCAATCGCGCGGGCGCTTGACGAGGCGGTGTTCTGGGGCACGAACGCTCCCGCGTCGTTCCCGGTCGGCGGCGTGAATGCCGTGGCGACTGCGGTCCCGGCGGCTACGTCCGACGCGGTGGAGACGATCAACCAGGCGATGGCCGACGTGGAAGCTCAGGGCCTCAACGTCAACGGCCACGCGGCGGACCTGGTAGTGCGGTCCGTGCTCCGAGGTGTCCGGGCGAACACGGGCGAGCTGCTGCTGGGCACTCAGCAGGCGGGCGATTCGGTGATCCCGACGCTGTACGGCGTGCCGATCTCCTACGTCACGTTCAGCCAGACCGGCGGAACCTACGCGGACTACTTCGCGGGCGCGTGGGAGAACCTGATCATCGGCGTCCGGCAGGACATCCGCTACGCGATGGACCCGAGCGCGGTCATCGCGGATGACACGGGCAAGGTGCTGATCTCGGGGTTCCAAGACAACACGACTCCGTTGAAGGTGTGGGCGAGGTTCGGGTGCGCGATCATCAGCCCGGTCACGGTCCGCAAGCCGACCGGCGCGGTGCCGTTCTCGAAGGCGGCGCTGAAGCTCAAGGTCACGCCGACCACGGCTGAGGCCGACGACGGGAAGTCCAGCACCGGAGCCAAGTCGAAGGCATGACCGACACCGACCCGACGCCGCTCCCGCCGCCCGAGCCGTGGGCGCTGTGGGCGCCGCCGCTCGACCCGCCGACGACGGGCGGGCTCCCGGTGGACACCGCGCAGGCCATCGCGGACGCGGTATGGCAGGCCGATCCGCACCTGTGCGCGGCGATCCAGTGGGAGACCTACGCGGGGATGCTCCCGCCGACCCCGGCCGTGGCGAACGTCTCGACCGGCGCGCAGTCGGTGTCCTACTCGCCTCCCGCCCCGGTCGGGGACTACGGGCTCGCGATCCAGCGCGCGGAGTGGCACAGGTCGCTGGCGAGCGGCCTGGTCTCGGTGCCGCTCACCGTCCCGGCCGAGCTGGACGTGCCGCTGTGGGGCAACTGGAATCAGTGGTGGACGGTCGATGACCCGCCGGTAGTGAACCCGCTGGGCGGTGAGCGGTCGTGAGCGTGCTTCTCGCGGCCGATCAGGTGGAGCTGTACCCGCCGGGTACCGTCACCGATGAGCACGGCTGGGCGCTTCCTGGCGACGGGCCTAGCTGGACCGGGCTGGGGAACCTGCAAGAGGAAGTTGGCACGTCCGACCCGACCGCCGCGGACCGGGGCGGGCGCCGCGCTCCGGGTGGCGGGTCGGGACCATTCAGCCCGGCGGCGGTGCAGAGAGCCACGCTCTACCTCCCGCCCGACGCGGACGTGCATGACGGCGGCTCCGCGATCATTCGCGGGCGGGGCTGGGTGCTGTCGGAGGCGCGGCTGATCGCGGACCCGACGTTCCCGGCGGGCGGGCTGACGTGCTGGGTTGTCACGCTCAACGAATGGCCTGCGGCGGTGCCCAGTGGCTTCTGACGCGCAGTTCACCGTGACGAACCCCGAGGCGCGGCGGCGCGTCGTGGCCGAGGACATCAAGCGGACCGCCGAGGAAATCGCCGCCGAAGCCGAGAGCCTCACGCCCCGCGTCACGGGCAGGATGGCGGGCTCGTATGAGGTGCAGCAGGGCAACGACCCGGCTACCTCGTTCGTGAGCAACGACACGCCTTACGCGAGGTTCGTGGAGTACGGCACGAAGTACATGCGGGCGGAGGCGCCGCTCGGCCGGGCGGTCGCGAGGCATCGCGGATGATGCCGACCCCGGTAGTCGTGCAGCCCGACCTGGAGGCGTGGGTCTGGGCGAACATCAGCGACCTGTCCGGGCTCCTGTCGTTCGAGTACAGCTCGGCGCAGCAGTGGCCGGGCTGGGTCTACGCGCACTTCATCCAGATCGACGCGCGGGCCAAGCGCAAGGGCGCCGCGTCGGACCTGGCCGAGACCGTCAGGCAGCGGATCATGGCGCTCGCTGACGTGCCGTGGGCGGACGGCGTGATCTGTTACATCCAGCCGCTCGAAGGACCGTTCTGGCTGCCCGACATCGACGGCGGGCCGCGCTACTGCACCCGGTACGAGATCCGGGTCCACCCGCACCGGACAGCCGGTGCCCGTTCCCAGGCCGCGCGAGCGGCCCATCCCCACCGCCGCACGGCGGCATCCCCGTAAGGAGCCATGATGGCTGAAAACTCCGCCCCGGCGGCCGGTTCGGTCAAGGACCGGGCCATTCCCAGCCCGCAGGTCGCGACCTACGCGCTCGACCCGACCGAGGTGCAGACCGGAACCCCGAACGGTCCCGGTATCTGGATCGCGCCAGCGCTGACCCCGCTTCCCGCCGACACCATGACGCCGTTCGCTACGCCGTGGGAAATCCTCGGGTACCTCTCGGCGGACGGTCCTACGGTCGGGCAGGCGACCACCACGAACGAGCTGATCCCGTGGCAGTCCGCGGTGCCGCTGAAGTCGGTGGTCACGAAGCGGGACATCACGCTGAAGTTCATCCTCTGGCAGATCAACAGCCTGACGGCGGCGCTCTACTTCGACGCCGACGTGCCGGTCCCTGCCACCGATGGATCGTTCGATATCGACGTGCTGTCCAACCAGCAGCCGCACATCAACGCGATCGCGATCGACGCGATGGACGGCACGAACGTCATCCGCATCGGCTTCACCCGAGCCATGCTGTCCGCGACCGGCGACATGGCGATCAAGCGCGGCGAGGCCGTGCCGATGGAATGCACGCTCACCGCGCTGGACGACGCCGGGGTCATGGCCAAGGTGCTCGTCGGCCAGGCCGCGTGACCGGGAATCACGCCAACGGGAAGTTCGACCTCGAAGCCGCAGCCAAGTCCAAGGCAGCGGCGTCCGAGAGCCAGGGCGCCCCGTTCGCGTTCACGTACAAGGGCACCGACTACGCGGTGCCGCCGTCCCGCGAATGGTCGATGGCCGCGCTGGAGCGGCTCGGCGGCGGCGACCTTGCCGGGGCGCTGACCGAGCTGCTAGGCGAGGACACCTACGGGCAGCTCCGCGACGCCGGGCTGACGCTGGGCGAGCTGGAGGCGCTGTTCGAGCAGGTAGCGCAGGCGTCGGGGATGGAGACGCTCCCAAATTCCAGGGCGCCTGCGCGGCGCGTTTCGACCCGGACGTAGAAGCCGTCATGCTCGCCGCCTACGGGATCGACGTACTCGACCCGCAGGTGAGTACCAGGCGGGTTCACGTTCTGCTGGAGCGGCTCCCGCCGTGGTCACGCCTGCCCGGTGAGAGCTGGTCGGTGGAGGCGGAGCTGCTCGCGTCGGTCATCGACCACCTGGCGCAACTGACCTACGTCACGCTCAAGGCGGCGGGCGCTAAGACCGTGGCGCAGCCGACTCCGGTCACGCGGCCGAGGCGCCGCCTGTCCGGGCCGCCGCCGCCGGAACCTGCCGACCGCGCGGAGCCGGGCCGCGCACCGGGCCAGGCCGCGTCGTGGGGTGACGCGGTGAAGCGGCTCGCCGTGATGCCGGGGGTGGTGATCGAGGATGGCTAGCTACAGCTACGGCGGGCTCCTGGTCCGGGTCAGCGCCGACACGAAGGCGCTGGAGTCAGAGACCGCCGCCGCCGCGACCAGGGCGGGCAACAAGGCCGGGGACGAGCTGTCGAAGGGCATCGGCGCGAAGCTCGGCGGCGCGGCGTCCAAGATCGGGAGCGGCATAGCTACCGCGCTCGGGACGGGCGTCCTGGCGGTGACGGCGTTCGGCGCCGAGTCGATCAAGGCCGCAGCGCGGGTCTCGGAGATGGGCACGGCGCTCGACGCGCTCGCCAAGGCGAACGGGCTGAGCAAAGAGGCGGTTGACGGCACAGTCGAGTCGCTGACCCGGCAGGGCCTCACGATGGACTCCGCGCAGTCGATCACGGCGGAGTTCGTGAAGTCGCACCTCAACCTGGCCAGCGCGACCAGGCTGACCACGGTCGCGCAGAACGCCTCGATCATCGCGGGCACGAGCGTCTCGAACGTGATGACCTCGATCACCAAGGCCATCGAGACCGGGAACGTGCGGCAGCTCCGCCAGGCCGGGATCATCATCAACACGAAGGACGCCTACGCGGCCGAGGCGAAGGCGATGGGCGTCAAGGTCTCCGCGCTGACCCAGGCCGAGAAGCAGACCGCGATCATGAACGCGGTCATGGAGGCGGGCAGCCGGATCTCGGGCGTGTACGCGGCCAGCCTCAACGACCCGGCGCGGGTGCTGCGGACCTTCCCCAAGATCGTTGAGGAAATCAGCCTCGCGCTCGGGCAGCAGCTTCTCAAGGGGTTCGGGCCGCTGATCGTGTCCGCGGGCAAGTTCGCGCTCGCGTTTCAGAAGGCGGTCGAGCCGGGCGGGAAGCTCGCGCCAATCCTGACCGAGATCGGGAAGGCGGCAACCCAGCTCATATCGCCGTTCACCAAGGTCATCGACCTGGCTACGACGTGGCTCGGCAGCATGAACCCGGCGACGATCAACTCGGTGGTCACGGCCATCGGGAAGTTCGCCCCGGTCTTCGTGTCAATCGGGACGGCGCTGGGAGCGTTCGCGGGCGGGAAGTACCTGCAGATGCTTCCGGGCATCGGGACGATGTTCGAGGGCCTCACCGGGCCGGTCGGCGCGCTGGTGACCGGGCTGGTGACGCTCGCCGCGACGAGCCCGGCGGCCCGGTCGGCGCTCGGGTCGCTCGCGTCTGAGCTGATGGCCGGGCTCCAGCCGATCCTCAAGCAACTGGTCCCGGTCATCGGGACGCTGGGGAACGCGGTCGGGCAGATCCTCGGGGCGGCGCTCCAGGCGCTTCTCCCGCTGGTCCCGCCGCTGATCACGGTGCTCCAGGCGGCGCTCGCGGTGCTTCTCCCGCTGGTGCCGCTGATCGTGTGGCTGGCCGACGAGCTCGCCAGGTACGCGCCGATCCTGGTCCCGCTGATCCTGGCGTGGAAGGCGTGGACGATCGCGAACGAGCTGCTGACGACCGCGATCGAGGAAAACGTGATCGCGCAGCTCAGCCAGAAGGCGGCGGCGATCGGGACGGCTGTCGCGTCGGCGTGGGAGACGGCGGAGATCGTCGCGCTCTACGCGGCGCAGTACATCGCCAGGGGCGCCGCTCTCGCGTGGACCGCCGCCCAATGGTTGCTCAACGCGGCGCTGGACGCCAACCCGATAGGGATCGTGGTGGTGGCGATCGCGGCGTTCGCGGCTGCGGTCTACGAGGCGTGGCAGCACAGCGCGACGTTCCGGGTGATCTTGGAGGACATCGCGCGCTTCATCGAGACGGTCTTCCAGCCGGTGATCAAGGCATTCTCGGGCTGGTGGGCGACGAACGGGGCGCTGGTCGAGCAGCTCTGGCGGGAGATGTGGGGCGTCGTTGTCGCCGTAGGCGAGTTTGCGTGGAACGTCATCACCGCCAGGGTCCAGGCGGCGTGGACCGGGATCACCGGCGCCTTCCGGTTCGGCGCCGCTGTCGTGACCGGGATCTGGGGCGTGCTGTGGCCGTTCCTGCGGACCATCTTCGAGGTGGAGTGGACGCTGATCGTCGGGGCGGTCCGGTACGGGTGGACGATCATCACGACGGTCTTCCAGGTCGGCGCCGCGATCGTTGAGGGCGCCTGGCGGGTCTTCTGGTCGGTGCTGAAGTTCGTGGCGACCATCGAGTTCGCGGCGATCCGCGCGTACCTCAAGATCGTCTTC